CTTCAGTTATATAATGCTTCTCACCTTTCTTTCCATCATAAGATCTTGTTCTCGATTTACCCTCAATATAGAGTTTATCTCCCTTATGGATATAACTTTCAGCTACCTCAGCATATCCTTTCCATAATACTAAGTTATGCCATTCGGTCCGTTCTGGAACTTGCGTACCATTAGGTAAAGTGAACGCTCTGTCTTTTGTAGCAAGAGTGAAAACGGCCACCTTAGCACCGCTTTCCAATGTTCTAATTTCGGGTTCCTTGCCAACATTCCCGATAAGTGTTATTCTATTCATCCGATTTAAGTTTTATTTGAATACTGTCAGACTTATTTGTAATTGTCAGATATTTAGAGTACAAATCGGGGTGATCTGCCTGAAACTTCTTTGAATCAAATTTCTTTTGTTTGGAAGCTATAGTATAGCTAACTTTTAACCTCCCTACTTCACAGGATTTGATACCCTTTTCCTTCATTATTTTCTTCAAATCAGCCCTATACCCATCCCTCACTTTCTCTAATGCTTCAATAGCTTCTTCAACTTCAATTATTGAATTTAGATTTTGAACAGCAATTATTTGTTTATCATTTGCTGGTACAAGAGCAGAAGCTACAAACTGTTGGCCTCTCTTTTCGGATTCAAGAAGCCGTATCACCTCAGAATCTGGTTTTCTCTCGATCGCTACTACCTCAGACTTTTCGTCACGGAGCCAGATACCAAAGAGTTGATCTACTTTAAGCAAAGGATTCTGAAGTTCAAAAAAGTAAGCACAAACAGAAAGTTGCCATGACAAATACTCTTTATCAAGAGAATAGGTTGTCTTTATATCACATAGAGCAATCTTATCAACTTTCAACCAAACATTATCAATTTTAGTAGCGAAATACTCATTGTCTGATACCAGATATTCATTAGCCAGAGGAACATATCCGGCAGAAGTACGTTCCTTCAGATAATTAGAAGCCTCAATGCAGTCAGTACACAAACCTGTTTCATCAACAAATTGGCATTGTGAATGAACAAAATGTCCTTTGGTTGCCGCTTTTTCTAAAATATGTTTAGGGATCTTGTCATATTTTCCTGGGAACAATTGCCGGCCAATCATACCGGTTATTCCGAACAATTCCTTGGCTCCAAGAAAATAAGTGTGGTCTTCCTCATTGAAGACCACATCTGATTTTACCAAATCTATCATACACTTTCTTTTTTGGGATAAATAATACTCATTTGCTTTGTCACATCAAGAAACTCTTTGTTGTTCGTCAAAGACTTATTTGCATACCAGACCTTTTCAAGTTCTTCCCTACTTTTAACCTCTCTCATATCTTTAAGAGCCTTTTCCAAATCAGATACCTTAAATGTAGAATTAGCAGGCTGTGCAGCCGGAACAGGCGTAATTCCGCCCTGATTATCCTGAAAAGGTGGAGTCGTATTATATTTAGTATTGTTGGATTTACCATCATACCCAAAATAGACATCAGCAGCAACTCCAAGCGCTTTCATGGACACAGACAATGCATCAGTTAATGCCATCTTATAGCATTCATCACTAACGTAAGGGCCGTTTTTCTCTTGATCTACAAAAGATGAGCCACCAGTGCCAGGAATAGCGGCAGACCATTCATTATCAATCTTCACATAAAGATTGATGTTGCAGAAAGCACGAATCTGTTGTTCAAACGGTTCAAGCCATTGTTTGACAATCTCATATTTCCATCCAATGCCACAAGCTCCAAACACTTCTGTCATCTTCTGGATGCGCCACATTGGGCTAATATCACTTTTACCTCTGAGGCGTCCTGCCTGAATTTCTCTAAGAGCTGCTGCGGGTACACTTTTAACACCGTTGAAAATGCTGAGATTCATTTCCTGTTCTTCAACACTTGGATAAGCTTTCGCGTTCATAATTTAATTTATTGGTTTGACTTATAGTTTATTACATCTATAAAGTTATCCTTTATTGACAAGATAAACAAACAGAAACTTCGCCATTTTAACGCCTTTTGCATCACTAAAAAGCCCCGAAGTATATTCTCCGGGGCACAACACATGGCAACAACTTCAGCTCTAAAGAAACACCCATGTAGTCTTTCGGCGTCTTTTCCGTCGTGTCAGCCAGAATCAATACTGGCAGCCCGTAAACAGCATGAGCCTTTTGTTTCTATTTCGCTTCTTCCATCCTAAAGGCTTGTGGAGAAACCCGGACTCGAACCGGGATTGCAGCGTTCCAACCGATTGGCCACTTACAGTGTGAAGTGCAACGAGTATCTGCATAGCTTTCTAACGTCTACCAATTCCGCCATTTCTCCGATTTGTGGACGGTAACGGATTTGAACCGTTGACCTCCGCTTGTGGTGCTCTCCCGTTAAGCTAAGAATCATCCTGAGAGAATCGAACTCTCAACCTTCCACCACACACGGCGCTCTATCCAGACTGAGCTAACCGCCCGATTTATCCGCGATCTTCACAGACAACGGATAACACAATTTCACATTCACGCCGAACTCTTTCCAGTTTCCACAGCAGTGAGTTCAAACCCGTAACCTGCCTGACTTAAAAAGATGTTATGGAACAACGTCTTTTGTGGAGAAGCCCGGACTCGAACCGGGAAGGTGGTATTTTTGCGGCTCTCTGATTTTAAGTCAGTTTCCCCTAAGATGTCTCGCGAGTTGCAGGTTTGGATAGTAACTGTTATCTCGGAATTTTGCACCTCACATCTTGATTAACGTCTACCAATTTCGCCACTTCTCCGAAATAAAAAAGGTGTACTATCTTCACAGACTATACACCCATACTAACACAAAATAAAACACGACAAAACTACTAATTGCATTAAATGCATTCACCCTCGCGGGTTACTTGTTCCCGGATAAGCAATTACGCTACACCGGGATGTAAACAAACTACTTTAGGAATAATTATAAATCAAATAAATACCGGGGCTGTCCCGACGGTGTCCTTTTCACCGGCATATTAGTTAATAATAGAGGAAAATCCTCGTGGACAATGCGGGACTTGAACACCGCGACCTGTACATGATGAAACCATTAAAAAGATACCATGACAAACTACCAACACTATTTCATGCACCGCTCTACCTAACTGAGCTAATTGTCCGTAATGCCACCGACCACAGTCGGTGGACTTTTGATTGATTGATGATGCACCATTGTTATGATACATATTCGCTTTCACAAGTTACTTGCTCCGGTGGACGGACTCGAACCGCCGACATTATGATAAAACCTTCAAAAAATCATACGCTCTACCAACTGAGCTACACCGGAGAACCGATTACTTATCGGTTTTCTTTTTTGCATCCTCTTCTATCAAGTGCTGTACTATCAGCATCACCAATACAAGCACCATGATGATTGCACCGGCTGCACGTTCCTTGGCACTGGCTTCATTGCCATCAGATAACCAAACGGCCGCCCACATTGCACAGATAACTGCCAACATTTGAACAACTCTAATTCTTCTCATTCTTTTGACTTTTACGTTTATACTTTTTCTTTCTCATACGTCTACAATGCCTCAACACCTGAGCAGCATTGCACCTCCATTTGCCATTCTGACTGTTAGACGGCTTATCGCATTCAATCTCCCCAGCTTCTATAAGCCTTATCAACTTCTTTTCACCACCGACTATATACGCTGACTGATCCTTGCTAAAAGTCTCTGTAGACATTATATCCAATATGCTGTCAAGCAATATCTCGGCGATATTCACACACGCCTCACCCATAGAAGTTACTGCTTGCGAGTAACAGTGAAAATACCCTTCTCTTTATCAGATTTTATCTCCCATTTTTTCCCTGGCTCCTTTTCCTTAAGTCGATAAGAAATAAGATTAAGGATATACGCCCTTTTGGAAATAGGAAAAACCTCTTTCGCATCTTTCTCCATCTCACGGATGATGCACATTACACTTTTCTTATTTTCCTCCATACTAATTATTTAGCTAATTATTAAACGGTTATAAAAAGACCTCCGATTCAAGATTATTCGTTAATGTAAATTGAACCGGAGGATTGCTTAACTTTGAAGTGTCAAATAAAAAATTAAGCATTATGAATAATATCGAAAATGAGCAGATACTAAATTCAGCCTATAAAAAAGCATTAGAACAAAAAACTGAATGGATATTTAAAATCCAAAGTACCATACTACTGGTTTCGTTCACAATATTTGCGGTATTGGTCTCTTTAAGCAATTCTTCAAAGGACAATCTTTGCAGTCAAATCTTCCTTTCGTTGGTAATACTATCCAATGCAACCTGTATCCTTTTCTCGAGTATAACCTTATTCGAGAATAGAGTAATGAGCAATGCAATGATACGCAAGGTTCAGGAATATATAAAAGAATATATCCGTTATAGCTTACATGAAGCCATAAAGCCCGTATCTCCAATCTTACCACGAAAAAGACTCTTCGCAATCTGTGAAATAGCATCCTACATTTCATTTTTGTTTTTCATTCTTTCATTAACAGTATATGCCATTCACAGATTATTAACCTAAGAGTTTCTTCTTAATTGCATCAAGCAATCCCGTTGCCTCGATGTACTTTAGAATCTCTTCCTCACCTATCCGGTCAAGGGTTTCTTCGATACCATACTCAGAAATGAGATTGTATATTCCGTGATACTCAATCACGTCTTCAATAGGGATCATCTTCAATAAATCCCTTGTTTCAATGTCTTTATAAACGTGCATAAGCTCAAATTTTAAAATTAGTGGTGTCACCTGGGATCGAACCAGGGCACAAGGATCTTCAGTCCTCTGCTCTACCAACTGAGCTATAACACCTATATACATAAAGTAAATTCCACGATTTACCGACAATAAATTGTCTAACTGATTATTTTTACAACGACATGAGTTTGACCTTTCCTCACAGCGTTATGTCGTTGGGAAGTTTGCCTACATCAGTCGTCCCTTTCAGCTCGCATCAACTTCCAAAACTGCATTTGCCAATAAGTCATAGAACTCTTCTCTTAGCTCCCAGTCTCCCTTCAAGGGCAGGCTCAAAGACCGGACTGGGTTCCGGGATAACCCGGCGAATCATTTGGTTTGACTTTTAAAGTGGAGAGCTTTCGCCCGGACGGTTGGCTACACATATACGCGTTACTATTGTACCCCCAGCATCTTTTGTCCGGTATGAGAACTACCTTTTTGCGAAAGCTCCTATTTAATCACCTACGTAGTGAGCACCAAACTTTCCGGTACTGTTTGGATTGTAATACGCAGATGCAGGAATATCTAAACTGTCATAGCGACTTCTCTTTGCAGGAGTGACATTTATATATTGAGAGTTTATCTCTTGCAATCGCTTTCTCTCAGCATCCTTATCGGCTTTCATCTCTTGCTTTATTTGCAAAGCTTCTATTCTTGAAGAGATTCTAAACTTTGCCATTTTCCAAGACTTTTTCAAAGACTCAGCCCAAGTATATTTACCAGTCTTATAAATATTGTGAGCCGCTTTCATAATTTCTGATAAATTGTACTTTTTCATTTTTGCTATTATTTTATGTGAATATTCTTTTTGTCATATCAATCTTTATCTCTATATTTGGAGTATTGATTGATTGATGATGCAAATGTAATCCATATTTGGATATTTTGCAATCGTTTTATGGAATTAGTTATCCATATTTGGATATATTAACTATTAAATGTATTGTTATGATTAGTAGAATTAAAGAAGTTATTGCCCACTACAAGCTAACAGACAGGGCTTTTGCTATAAAATGTGGTATAAAACAGAACACTCTAAGTAGACAACTCAATGGAGTAAGTGAAATCAGTATATCAACAATTAATGCAATATTGGATAACTACGATGATATATCAGCCGAGTGGTTATTTCGTGGGAAAGGTGAAATGCTTATTTCAAAGAATCAATCAAAAGACGAAAATACAGAACGTATTTCCCGATTAGTAGATACTATCGCCACACTCCAGGGGACAATCAATGAACAGGCAAAAACTATTCAAGTATATGAAGATAAGGTTCGCAAACTTAATGGTGAACTGACATTCTTGAAAAACGAACGAAACGCTAAATAACATAAGTTCATATGATAGCACGCAATAGAATATGGGAAGAGTTAAAACAGGCAAAAGCTAATATACTTTGCCTACAGAAGTACACAGACATTCGCCGTGCACATAATAGATATTATAATGGATTTATAGCACTAACAGCATCCATTGGTGCCTTAGGCTTTCCAATCAATGAATATATCCCACTTATTGCATCTTTATTGATAGGATTCGTTTCAATAACCAAATCAATAATGCCTAACTTTTTACAATCTGAGCCAGAATTGTCAGAATTGGATAATTTATCTAATTTTTATGTACACTACATGAATTCATTAGAAAAAATATGGTATGATCATGATCATGAATTTACGACAGAAAAAGAAGCTATGGAGCTTTTTTTTAAACTAAAAGATAGCGAATGTGACAAGGAATCTATTTTTAATAAAGGAGTAAGGCATATCTCAAAAGAACTTCAAAAGAAAATAGACAAGCAAGCGGAAGAATACATTAATCGAGTATATTTTGAAAAAGAAAAGGAGGAATAAGTATGGCTGAAAAAACAAATTCAGGGAATAAATCCAGTAAAAATACTGGAACTAATTACGGTGGTGGCTATGGTAAGGTACATATTGTACATGATTCGCCAACCTATCAAGGTTCGTTACCCACAACAAGTAAAACCCCACCTCCACCCAAAACGAATACAACAAAAAAATAGAGATAACATGAATAAAAAAGAAAAGAGTAACCCTGTTTTTATGATGGTTTCTGCATCACCTATTTCTCCTCCACCAAAGAAAAAAGAGAAGAATAAGAAAGATGCTACCAAAACATCGAAAAAGAAATAACAATTGTCTAACTATAAAAATTACTATTATGGATAAGAACATCGGAAAACTAACAACAAAAGACATTCCATCCACGACAAATACACCTCCGCCACCTAGACGCGAAGAAAGAGAAACCCCAAGAACATCCCAAACACCACCACCTTCAAAGGCTGAGTCTAACGAAAAAAAGTAATCATACTTTCTTTTTCCACTCCCATGGTTTTGGGGAAGGTATATAATCAACAGGAATGCCTTTGTCAGATAAGATATTTTTCAAATGCCATGCAAGTGCTTCATCCGACACATGCTTTTCATTCACTAAATATCTTATCTGATAAACCATTCCTTTAATTGCGGATTCAGATAACGGTTTTATTCTTTTAATCATAAACATATATAATTATCGGGTTATTAAGCATTACTAATAAAAACAAGAATTATTCAGTTTAAACTTTAATATTATGAAGAAAATTACATTATCACTACTGGCATTATTGCCAATGTCGCTATTTGCGCAAGCTCCTGCCGTTAGCAGTGGGGGTGATTACGGCTACCTATTATTTGTACTATTAATTGGTGTACTAATATTCATTGTATGCCGGGAACTCCTATGCTGGTACTGGAAAATCAATAAAATGGTTTCAAACCAAGAAGAAATCATACGATTACTGAGAAAGATTGCCGGTGAAAGCAATGCACCATTAAATGACAAAAAATTAGGAGAAGAAAAAAGAAACATTCTGAAAGAATTAGGAGACAGTGCTAAATTCATGGTTACTGGGAAATAGGATTTATATATTCTTGGTATTTTCGACAAGCATTCGTTCTAAAATAGAAGCAGAATAAAGCAACTGTGAAGCCATCAATCTTATTTGGGAAAGGGAATTCACTTTCAAATTCGACACTCCAGCAGTATAGCATAAGTATCTGAACTTATCAGTGTCCATAACCGAAGCAAGTGATTTCAAGGTTTCAATAGCCTGCTTCAAATTTGGAGCATAGCTACCATCAAGGAGCATAGCAGGAATATCATTCAAGGCTTGCTCTATTTTTCTTTCTAATTCATCCATAAGTACATCATTTATATTTGATGCACAAATATAAGAACTTATAATATACGTTTTATGAAACACAAGAATCTTGACAGCACATAATTGAGTTTATTTCCGTTTTATTGTCCAACAGCAAAACTGAATAGTTATAAGCTATTAATTAACAGGTAGTTTCCGCAATAAATATAGGGATTTCCCTATTCTATCATAACAAAAGAGATATTATTTTGGTTTTCAATGCACTAAATTAAGTCTCCAGTGCAAGTTTATAACACATGAAACTTATCCGTTTGACGGATATAAAATGCCGGAGAAATCAGTGCGTGATATCTGGCTATCTACTGATGAGATAAAGGCTATACGAGATGTAAAAGTCAGCAGGGAGAATCGGATTAGGAAGTATCTCCGGAATTTGTATATGTTTATACATTTTACTATCTGATCTTTTTTTATTACTTTTGCAGCAAATAAAC